GGAAGGTACTCAGCATGAAGATAATACTTGATGTAGAAAACACCACGACTAAACGTGATGGTAAGTTGCACCTTGACCCATTTGAATCTGACAACTCTCTTACATTGGTGGGTATAATGGATCATATCAAGGAGGAAGAGAGAACAGTATTTGTATTTGACCACAAGGAAAAGACCATTGAGGACGATGATGCACAGGCAAGACTACAAAGGGTGCTTGACAATACCACACTACTGATAGGTCACAACCTACAGTACGACTTACAATGGTTGTGGGCATGTGGTTTTAAGTATGATGGTCAAATATTTGACACAATGCTTGGTGATTACATACTACAGCGTGGGCAGAAGGGTTCTGTCAGCCTAGAAAACTGTGCGTTACGGTACGATTTAGACATGAAGAAGTCTGACACGCTGAAAGATTACTTCAGAAGAGGGTTTCAGACAGACGAGATACCATTAGAGGAGCTATCAATGTATCTTGAGCAGGATTTAAGGGTCACTAGGTCTTTATATTGGCGCTTACTAGACGAATATAACAAGCCTGAATCGGAATCTTTGGTACATGTGAGGGATACAACGAATAAAGTTTGCAAAACTCTTACAAAAATCTATATGAATGGGTTTAGTATAGACAAAGTAGCACTAAAAGATGTGCGAAAACAGTTTGAGGACGAGCTATTGCAGATAGAAAATAGATTAAACGCAAAAGTCAAGAGCTTAATGGGTGATACTCCCATAAATCTTAACTCTCCTGAGCAGGTTAGTCAGGTAATCTACTCTAGAATACTGTATGACAAGAAGAAGTGGGCGATTGTCTTTGATAATGTAGAGGACAAAGAAGAATTTAAACAGGCTGTCAAGGACAATAGTGCCATGATGGTTAAAACAAAAGCTAGTGTGTGTCAAACTTGCAACGGAAGGGGCAAGGTATACAAGACTAAGAAGGATGGAACACGTTTTGCCAAGCCAAATCGATGCACATCCTGTGATACGAGAGGGTACAAGCTCACCAAGCTAAAACAAATGGCAGGTCTAGGGTTCTTTCCTCCCTCAAAAGCGTGGCTCAGTGCTAATGGGTTCTCTACAAGTAAGGGAAACTTGGAACAGCTTATCAACATAGCCAAGTCAAAAGACATGACAGAGGCAGAGGCATTTTTGACAGACCTAAAAAGACAAAGCGCTGTGTCAAGCTATCTCTCAGCCTTTGTTGATGGTATAGAACACTACACAAAAGATGATGGCATGCTCCACGTTAGTCTTACACAACATGTCACAGCTACAGGACGTTTCAGTGGGCGCAATCCTAACATGCAGAATATGCCTAGAGGTGGTACATTCCCTGTTAAGAAAGTGTTTGTGTCACGTTGGAGTGGTGGTGCGTTTGGTATGAAAGGTAAAATACTAGAGGCAGACTTTGCACAGCTAGAATTTAGAGTTGCAGCATTATTATCGCAGGACAAAGTAGCGATGAAAGAAGTGTCCACAGGATTTGATGTTCACTCCTACACAGCAAAGATCATCACTGAGGCAGGGCAACCTACATCTAGGCAAGAAGCTAAGGCACATACCTTTGCGCCCCTCTACGGAGCGACAGGGTATGGTAGAACGAAAGCTGAGGCAGAGTATTACACACACTTTATGGACAAGTACAGAGGCATAGCTAAATGGCACAAGAAACTAGGTGATGAGGCTATCAACCTTGGCAGAATAAAGATACCATCAGGTAGGCAGTACGCTTTCCCTGACGTAGAGAGAAGGAGAAGTGGAACTCCAACCCACTTTACCATGATAAAGAACTACCCTGTACAAGGATTTGCTACAGCAGATATAGTTCCTATTGTATTGTTGGAGATTGAGACTAGATTAAATGGTTACAAGAGTATGTTAGTAAATAGTGTGCATGACTCTGTGGTCTTGGACGTACATCCTTTAGAGGAGAAAGACGTTCTTAGGATTATAGATGATGTCAACAAAAGTTTAAAAAGTATAGTGGAGTCTTACTATGACATCGATGTTAATGTTCCGTTATTACTAGAGTCAAAGATAGGTGATAATTGGCTTGACGTTAAAGATGTAGTCTGATAATATTCGTTTTATAATTTAGGAGTAAAAACACATATGGAAAACGCATTAGACATAATTGGTAAATCCCCTGCTGACTTAGCAGAGATAATGGGGATGTCCAACGCACCTGCAAAAAGCACATCAGCTTTAGCAGAGATCAAACAAGTTCATCAGAATGTGATGGGTACAAAGGAAGTAGAGGGTGAGACTATGGAAGTAGCTATAGTCAAAGCAGGAGCTTTCTCTGTAACTTTTCCTGATGATACAATATATTACAGTGACAAGGTGACGATACGTCCCTTTATGCAACGCTTTCAGTTTCAGCGCTATGATAAGCACTATCAAAAGCCTGATGGGGGAGAAGGAAGAATGTTGCGAACTGTAATGGCAACGTCTTTGAATGGCGATCTGAAGGACAACTACGGCACGTTTAACTGTGGTAGACCGTCAGGTTATGTTAAGGACTTCAAAGCGTTGCCACAAGAGACACAAGACCTCATGCGATCTATTGATAGGTTCAAGGTTGTATTTGGTCTGTGTAAACTCGACAAAGCTAAGGATGCCGATGGTAAACCTGTGGATGTTAAAGAGTTTCCTTTTCTAATGAGGGTTAAAAATAGGGATAGCTTCAAGGCTATGACCGATATGTTTAATCAGATTCAGAGAAAGAACAGGCTTCCCATTCAGCACCTGTTACATCTTGGCTCAGAAGTAAAGAGTATACCTAGTGGCGCAACTTATGCTGTGTTGAAGCCTACGCTAGGTAAAGTAGTAGAGATTACCACTGATGACCAGGAGGTGTTGAATAACTTTGTTGAGTGGGTTGAGGCTATGAACTCAATAACAATCAGCAAGTGGGAGGAGCATCGTAGACCTGAAGAGCTATCTGATCAGGAAAACGATATAGCCTCCAACATTGTTGAGATTGAGGAGTAGCTTATGAACCATCCTGCAGAAGTGGCGATTCATTCTTTCTTGCAAAACGTCATGCTAGGTAAGGCTAGTATGGATAAGGGTACTATTGACCTCGTATCCAAGGATGTAAGAGACGCTTTGAGTCGTCAATTCTCAGGGGAGAAGAGGAAGTTTAAGCTTCGTATGTCTAATATCGGACGTAAGAAGTGTCAGTTATGGTTTGATAAGAACCGTCCTGAGGAAAAGATTTCTGATTCTCCTTACTTCCTTATCAACATGATTCTTGGTGATATAATAGAAGCTGTGTTTAAAGGCTTACTAAGGGCGGCAAACGTAAAGTTTGATGACAGTGAGCAAGTTTCTTTACCAATAAAGGGGGGACATGTTGATGGGACTTACGATCTCGTATTAAATGGAAAGGTGGACGATGTTAAGTCTGCCTCTCCTTGGGCATATGAAAACAAATTCATAGACTTTGAAACACTACAGAGCAAAGACAGCTTTGGGTATGTGTCACAACTCGTTGGCTACGCAAAAGCGAAAGGTGTTCCTGTCGGTGGATGGTGGGTTGTAAACAAGGCAAACGGAAACTTTAAATATGTCAGTGCTAGTGATGTAGACACTGAAGGAGAAATGAAAAAGATACAAGGCACTATAGACTACATCAATAATGACGAGCCATTTGAGAGATGCTACGAGCCTATAGCTGAGACTTACTATGGTAAACCTAGTGGTAATATGAAACTAGGTATTGAGTGTAGCTTCTGTTCTTACAAGGACAAGTGTTGGGATCTTAAAGTTCTTCCATCAAAAGTTTCTAAGTCAGCTAATCCCCCATTGATAAACTATGTAAAGTTAGCTGATGCCCAAGATACAATTTAGGAGCAAGTTTGAGGAGAGCGTAGCCAAAGAGTTGCGCCTCCTTAAACAAAGGATTCGATATGAAAAGATGTCAATCAGATACGCAGTGCAAATGTTTAGGCTCTATAAGCCTGACTTTGTTCTTAACAATGGTATTATTATTGAGGCGAAAGGGTGGTTCAGACCAAAAGACAGAGTGAAGCACCTGTTAATACAGGAGCAGTATCCTGAGCTAGACATACGCTTCTTGTTTCAGAACGCATATAATGTAATTAACAAGGGATCAAAGACTAGATACTGTGATTGGTGTGATAAATATGGATTTAAATGGACAGACAAGGAGATACCTAAAAAATGGTTGACAGAAAAGAAGAAGCGAATACAACTAGGGACACTGAGCAAGTGGAAGTAGACACAGTTAACAGCCCTCCACACTACAACAATGGTGGTATGGAGTGTATAGACTATATTCGGCAACAACTAGGTGAAGAGTTTTCTTCCTATTGTCAGGGCAACGTGATAAAATATCTTCACCGTTGGCGATATAAGAATGGTATAGAAGATTTGAAAAAGGCAGAGTGGTATCTCAAAGCGATGATTAGCGATATAGATAACAGGAGTATGTTAGGATGAAGTTTAAGATTACAGCAGAGGTTGAGATAGATGATGAGTCTAGCCATCTACCTGTAACCTGCGATTCAGCATCTAAGAAAAAAGAAGGTGAAAAAGTTATATCAGATATAGTTAAAGACCTTCTCTATGATATTGACGATATTGAAATTAACAGCATAAAGGTAACAAAGGTATGAACGAT